ACATCTGTTGAGAATAATTTCCTTAATCTTGAAAAAACACTTGTATCAGCCATTTAAATTAAATTATATATAATAAATATTATAGTAACCAGCTTATATCTTCATCCTGCCCACCAATATTCATTTGGTAAGGATTAGGTTTACCATTCATAGTAAAATTACCTTGATGATTAGGTCGAATAGTAGCCATATTACTTAGTGTAGCACGGGTTAAGTCTAGGCCCTGAGATCTAAATTTTAAAGCTGTGTCTCGAACATACATTCCTGTAGCAAAACTCATAACCAAATCATCATTATAGCCAGATTGGGCTTCAGGTCTACCATTTTTCCAAATAAATACTTTCATTTCTTCAAGTAAACGTTTAGATTGAATAGTTACACTCTTATCACCAATGTATTCTCTAAACTTATTAACTACTAAAGGTCTTGTTCTCATAGACATTGTAAACCCAGGAATCATTTTTGACGGGTCATCTATTTTTTCTAGGTATGTTTCAGCGTTTAATGCTTCACTTTTTGGAGAGTAATATAAATTTCTATATCCTCTTTCTAAAATAGCATCTAAAGTAGCCCAACCAATGTTGTTATTTTCTACTACTAACAGTGCTTCATTATATTCAGTTGCTATACCACACAGTAAATAACCAAATTCTTTTGGTGAAATTTGACTTTTATACTCAGCAACTTGTGTATTTGATTCAAGATCAATTACATGAAATGCAGAAGAATCTTTACCATCACCTCGAGCTACGTCTGCTACTACCATGTAATTTCTAGTATAGTCAGGAGATTCCCATACCCATAAGTTATGATCTACTCCGCGTCTTTCTAAGGGGTCTTTAACATACGTGCTAATGATAAATTCTAGTTGCTCTGGGTAGAATACAACATCACCTGAGGTGTTAAAGTCACAGTCACATTCTTGTGCTGCTAGTCTTGGGTCTCCAAGATATTCATCCTGTTTTTTCCTCCAAGCCTCATCACGTTCAGGATGAACGTACCAAGGAAGTTTGATAGGTAAAAAATCATTTTCTTGTGCTTCTGCTCTAACCCATGTTTGATGGAACCAATTACCAGTACCGTATGGGGTAGACAATACAATTGCTCCACCACCAGTTGCTAAGGTTTGTTGAGCAGAAGCCCATATTTCAGCTATACCCTCAATAAATGCTGCTTCATCAATTAATAAAAGTGATACTGCTTCTGATCGACCTGCATCGCTAGCCGCGGAGACTGCTTTAATTTGGGAACCATTACTTAATCGTAATGTTAATTTATTATTTTCTTCTGCAGGTACTTTAAGCCAGGAAGGTAAGTTTTCAAACATGAATTTTACCTTTGTAACCATGTTTTTAGCTGTTTCTTGCTTAGTAGCAATACAAAGGACGTTTTTATCCTTTTGGAACAACATTATCCACAATGAATAACCTGCTGTTAAGGTTGAAATCCCTAATTGGCGAGACTTAAGTACTATATTATATGGATTATCTCTCCATAAACGTAATACTTTTTCTTGGAATGGGTATAAATTAAACTGGATTCTGCCTCGTGTTGGGTGTTGAATATAACAGTATTTTTTCATAAAGTGAGCCGGGTCTTGGGCGCACTTTAAGTATTCATCCCTTATTATTTGTTTTAAGTCTTGAGACATAACTTTTTAAACAGATTATTTATCTCCCAGTAGATGACTTACCAGTTAATGTTACTGGACTTTTGGTTTTATTAGCTTGATCAAGAGCAGCAGTTACGTCTTTATCACTAATTCCCTGTTGTTTACCTCCAGCAAGAGCATCAGTTTTGTTAGATCCTGGGGTAATGGTGAGTAGTTCAATAATAGTATCTTCTATTTGTTTTTTTAATTCTGATAGTTTCATTGGTTTAGTATTTGGGTATAAATATCAAAATCCTAAGTAACCTTTAATTTGCTCAATTCTTTGCTCTGTAGTACCTGAAATGATACCAAAATTTTTCATAGTATATAAGTTATCTTTAATAAAATACTTAATAGTACTATCAATCCAATCACGATAACCAGCATCAGTTGTTCTAACACCATTATCCTCAATTTGAACTCCTACAGGAGAAACATAAAAAATATAATCATAGTCTTTAATAAATTGGCTAGCATATGGAATAAATTTTAATTTTTCTACTCCATCAATCGATTTAGCACATTGAGCAAATGCCATAACATCAATTACTGTTCTATCAGTAATAACATTTTCTCTCATTAATTCAGAACAACGTTCAGCTAAGAATATTGTTTGACCTTTTAATGTACTATCAGTATTTAATGGAATACCCAAATCACGTAAATATTTACTACGTTCAGTAGCAAAAAAATAATCTTTAAATTCAGGTAATTCTTTTAAAGCATGTACTAGTGTAGATTTACCTACAGACATTGTCCCACAAAAACCTATTTTCATACTTGTAATATAATAAAAAATTACGATCTAGCACCTTTACCTACACTACTCTTAAACCAAGGTAATCCAACTCCATCACGTTTTGCTTTATGGTGACTATCTTTGTCATGTTGGAAACCATTAATATAATATTCCTTTTTACCATTTGGGTGAATCAAAGCAGGTCCATCCCAGTTGTGTAATTTTCCATCCTTGATATAACGAATTGTACCATCAGGTGATGTGTATTTTTTAGTTTCTAGTGTTGGGTCTAGTTGATATTTTTTTTCTTCCATATATTTTATTTTAATAAACTTTCAGCTACATAAATTCCTTGCGCACCACTAACTGTAATACCACGAGCAGATAAAGCATCACCTACAAAATGTACATTTGGAAATTCACTTAATGACAAATCATCATAACGAACTAATGGTTCAGGAGACAAGTATTTTACCTCTGGGATGTAGATTCCGTAATCATCACCAAATTCAAATACACTATTCATTTGGTCAATAAAATCTAAGATATATTGTGAATATTCACCAAATGACTCTTTAAATGGTTCTAATGAAGATAATTGAAAAGCAGTTACGTATTCATTTTCACTTGTTTTGCTCACAGTTCTAGAAGGAGAATAATATAAACCTATATTTTTTTCTCCTTTATTAGGAATTAATTCTTGGGCTTGGCATTGTTTTACTACATCTCTTGACCATTCAAATGGATTATCAATGCCTTTGATTTCCATCAAAATACCAAAGTTGGTCATATCATTTCTAAATTCTTCACCTTTCTTAGCATGACCATTATAAGTAATATCACCGTATGTTTCTTCTACTGCAACGTAAGCTGCGTTATTGTTAGTACAAAATGATCTTAATGACACGTTATCAAACTTTTGATATAGTTTAAAATCATAACTAATATCAATTAATTTTTGAAAATATTTTTGTGGTGCTTCAAAACGTACTCCAATTTGTACTGATTTCGGTTCTGTAGGTAATGTATATTTGTTTGATAACGATTGAGCAAAATCAATGCCTGATTTGCCTACAGCAAAAATAAGTTCATCATATTCTATTGTGCGCGCATCTGTGTCGGCATAAAATACTTTATTGTTTTTAAAGTCAATTTCTACTACTTCAGCATTCCATAAAAACTTTACACCTTTATCTAGTAAATATTGATACCATGCTTTAGCAATCTCATGTAGGTAATTTGAACCAATATGCCATACTGGGAATAAACGTAATCCAAAATATGGTTTAATAAATTCAGGTTCTGCTTGTGGATCAGAGCAAAAGATTTCTTCTGGTTTAGGGTGGAAACGTCTGAAGTTATTAATAACTTGATCCATCAATTCCATTGCTTTTTCTTCACCACAGTATTTTGATAATACACCTCCGATTGCAGTATGGTATGTTAATTTACCATCACTCCAACCACCAGCACCTAACATACCTGTCATTACTTCTTCAGGTAAGCGATTATGTGGGTCATTACCTTTGTCTATAATGGTGATTAAGTTACCAGGGTAACCATTATCAACTAATTTAGTAGCTGCGTTTATACCAGCTACTCCTGCACCTATAATTACTATTTTCTTTTCCATATGATATTAATATAATAACTTATTTTTTAGAGCCAAATTAAGCATAGAGAA